CTACTTGAATGTTCCGAACGCTTCATTGGTGTTAGCGTCACGGCAAGCAATGTAACCGTACTGACCGTTGCCACGCGGTTGCCTCAGCCATACGAATTGGCCGTGACGACTGTAAGCATCGTACTTGATCACAGAGCCGGGCGGCAGAACGCCAATCGGAGCAGACGTTACCCGTGCACCCCAGCGCAGGTGAAGCCACGTATTCGATGTAAACGTGCCGTTTTCCTTATGCCAGGTATCACCTAGGGCATCAGTCCATGACGATTGCCCGGCATGATCATTGTTCATGATCGGGTTGACATGCTTAGCATAGCCGACACGGATGACTTGGCCTGGATGAATAGTAGTGTTAATTGTCGTACCATTCATCTGAGCCAACGTGTTCATGTCCAAGCCATACTTAGTAGCGATGCCCCACCAGCTGTCGCCAGGGCGAACTGTGTAGTTGTGGGTAGCTTGATGGATTTGCTTGCCTTGCTGAACGGCAGGCGTATTACTCTTCGGCTTCTGTGAGTTGCCGTTTTTGTAACCATTGTCGGTGATTCCAGTTAAGTCGATATCACCATCTAGCCCGCCACTAATATAAGTAGAGGTAAATTGGAAGATACCGACATTGTTGTAACTTGGGAAGTAGCCGAAGTTAGGGTAACGCCGCACACTGTAATCAGGGTACTCAGCCAACCACAGCTGCTCGTTATTAGACAGGTAGCTCAGGTCCACATGGCTTTGCAGGTAGTTCTTGTAGCCGTAAACCATTGGCGTATAGCCTGCCTGCCGGATACGGTCGCAAGCGTGCTGAATTGCCTGGGTATTTTGATTGCCAGATTCTACATCAAGGGCAACGATTGAGCCCTTAGGTGTCTGAACCTTTGGCAGGAAGTAGTTAAGCACTTGGTCCGCCTGCCAGTTAGTTGTGACGTTCTGCCACCAAATGTAAGTATGGGCCCGCTTGCCTTGCGCAATCGCACCGCTTACCTGCGTCGAATAGGTCCACTGATCGTAGCAGTTGTAGCCATCAATAGTGCCACCAATCTGAGCGATAGCGAACTTGTCATCTGGATAGCCCCAGACACCGTTAGCTCCCTGGTACTTAGACCAGTCGACCCCATGATCGCCTTTAGCAGCCTGTACTACTGGTAGCTGCTGACTGTGTAATTCAACAACTCCAGTAGTTGCTGAGGCCAACAAAAAAGCGGCTGCCATCGCAACCGCTAATTGTTTACTTCGTTTGAGTTGTTTGTGTTTCATTTACCTTGCCTCCTTCTGTTGGCGCAGTCACATCACCGTTGCCTTCGACAAATCCGGCGATACTGAGAAGTGCTAGGAGCGTGTTAATGATCCCTGCAATCTGGTCCCAATGGCCATACGAGAAACCACAGGAAACCATGATCTGCTGAATCAGTAGTAAGGCAAGGGTAATAAAAGACGCCACAACCGTTTTGTTGATTGTGCCGTCTACGTTAAAGAACTTCTTTTCGATTGATTGTTTCAGCTTAATCTTCAATATTCTTCCTCCAATCGTTTAATTCGTCTTTCATGGTCTTGAATAAGAATCTCGTGCTCATCTAACTTCTTATCGCCCTTCTCAAGCCGCTCATCGACCTTTTCGTCGTGGCGATTTTTGATCTCCAGATTACGATTGATGCGTTTTAACTCATGATTAGTTTCTTCTAGTAGGTCTTTCTTGGCCTTCTTGATCAGCCAACGCCCGATTAATGCAAGTGAAGTTAAGATGGTTGCGATTGAAGCCCATTCGTCCCACCCAAGGCTTAGAAAGGTATGCTGCGTTATAAGCCATCCCACACCCTCATCTCCTTATCCATAGTTAATTCCCCACTGAACTACCTTAGGTTTATCCAGTTCGACCGCTTCTATTTGCCACCTTGAAATATCGTCATCAAAGTAGTAATCATCGTCTTCACCATAGAGTTTCTTGGCTAAGTTAAACGCATCTTGATGTGACTTTTCATAAACAACAAACTCGTCATATACGTCATGATCAGGAGATTTATACAAAAGATGATAAAGCTTCATAATGGCTCACCTCCAAAACAATGATGCAAGAACAAAAATAATGATAACCGAACCCCAATTGCTGCTAAAATCCACAACCAATTGTGGCGTAGATTGTTAATCATTCATGCAATACCTCCTTAAATGTTCATCTATAAGAAATGCCGAAAGAAATGCCGACTACCAAATTGTGTTCTTAACATAAGCGATAAAAATTTTCGGAATTAAATTTTGTACTGCTTGACTACTTGAATAGACAGTAAGATAAGCATGATTATTTTGTACAGAAAAGCGATTGATAGAACATGGAAATTCATTTAAATCTACGCCAGTTACTGCAATTGCGGTATACCCATCTTTAGCTACATCTATATCCCATGAAGCATTACCACCCCCATCAAGATTCTTAGATTCACCTTCATGGCTTTCAATTACTATCCCCGTTAACGCAGGCGAATTCAAAACTAAAGCTGGTGTTAATTCACCGTCTTTAACTGTTCTTGTTAGTCGATCAATCATAATGATATTACGATTATAAGATTGACTAAGTAATTGGACATTCCCCGGACGCATTGCATTTGCTCGAGCATATAATTCAATACAACTTTCATCAGTATTATCTTTATAGTAGACAAGCGGATCTGCTCCAGCCCAAGTATTATATTCCTGAAGGCTGATCTTTTTGTCGCCTTTCCGAATATCAGCGATGTCAAAACGCAACCAGAAGATGCAAGAAGAATTATCACCAGTCCAGTTCAACCAAAAAGCCCAAGTCGAATCGTCACCAAATTGACCGAATTCCTCAAAACCCTCATAGACGCCACCATAAGGAATTTTGGCAAATAGTGCATAATTATTTTTATCATAAAAATTTAATAAGTTTGCATTTTTCTTCATTAAATTACTCCCCTTACCCGTCGAATTAAGCGTGCCATGTCTGGAATTTCACGATCATTCCACATATGCCAATCCCAAACTTCTTTGGCAACGGTTCTGACCTTGCTTCGATAAACTCCTTCAAAATATCTCATAAAAACGGAATAGTCGCCGTTAGTACTGTCATCAAATCCATAATTGGATGGGCTCGCAAAATACTGAGGATATGGGCGAATCCCTGTTTCTGTGATAATGATAGGCTTTCCCAATTGCGTTATCAGATATAGGCTGTCCATTGCTTCATCGAATGCAGCGACAACATCGTCTACCCCAATCAAATTGCCATAAGCGCCAATCGTTGGATAAAGATTGCATCCAATCCAATCAAGGCTCTGCATAAGTCCTCGTTGATTGTTATATCCCATCGCTATATGAACGTCGTTTTCGTAAGAAATACCTACTTTGTAGCCGTAAGTTTTGATGCTATTTACTAAACCGATGAATTGTGGAATGTATTTTGAAGTCCACGGAGTAACAGTTTCTTGACGCTCATTTAAGACGCAAACCTTGTCAAAATTAAGGGACTTAAGCGCTGGGATAACCGTAGAAGTGATATACGAGCCATATGCGGGGACAGTAGTATCATCAAACGTTCCCGTATAATGAATTTTTAAAGCCGTGGTTGGATATCCAAGATTCTTGGCATAAGTAAAAGCATCACATAGTGTAGAGAGATCCTCTTGGGTATGGAACCCATTCGTATTGTCATACTCTAAATGCACGTCTACAGTGAATGCTTCGTATCCTAGATAAACACAACTATCAATAATTTCTTTCTGCCTTTTAATATCGTTACTTGCTAGAAACATTTCTGGTTGCGCAACAATTTTAGGGGGGAAGAGACGATCTCTAGTAATTTCATTTGCATAATTACCATTGGCGAGTTTGACAAATAATTCATCTCTATCAGGTGTGGACCCAATTTTGAACTGTTGTGTAATGTGATCACCATCGTTGCGATTGGAAGCTTGGACGACCATTCCCGCTGCCAATCCATCATCTGCCTTCATGTCTGCAATCGAATCATACAGATATAGCTGATGTTCTTCATCATCGTTAAGACGATCCGAGATAGTAGTATAAGACTTGTTATTACGCACCTTCGAAACCGCGGCATTGGATAATAGCTTATTGATCTCTTGCTTAAACGCATCTGCCTCGGCTTGCGTAAACAAACCATCTTGCTTAATCTTCTGTTCCAACGCATCAAGAGCTGTCTGATCGGTATTAGCTTGTGTTTCCAATCGATTGGTTAAATCATTCATTTTTGAAACGAACTCATCAACAACCTTTTGCATCGACTTCTTAGAGTTAAGTAAGTCGTCCTCAGCCTCTTTGATTGCTTTTTCAAGTTCACTGATATAAAAGTCACACGCAATTCCCATTCTTGCGTTTCCAGCTAAGACAGAGAACCAAATGTCAACCCCAGAATAACGATTACCTTTATCATCAATAAGACCAAGATAACCCTTGAAAATACCTTCTTTAGGAAACATTTGCTCAGGGAAGTAGTAAGTAACTTGACCGGCTGGGCCACAATCTTCTGGCTTTCCCTCTGAATATACAGGGCTGGCATCATCATCCATCTTTAGATTACCATTTTTATCAAACGAAAAATTCCCAACCAGTCCATCAATAACCGGCTTATAGGCACCGTTAACATTCATTAACATTCCTTGACGGTACCAATCAACCAGTAGGCCAAAGTTATTATCGCCAACCCGTCCTTTGACATAAGGAGTAAGGTCAAACAGTTGGGCACCTTCTTTAGCAATATCAATCGCTATATGGTAGAACTTTCCATCATTATTATGTTTAATTTGTTGTACTGGCATGTTATCCCTCCTTTTTAACTAATCACGACCGTTGAAATTGACCCATCTTCATCATTGGCTGTATCGCTAATTTCAGTAGCTGATTGACTTGCTCTAATATCATCTGTTGGGTCAGTGACAGTAATTGTTTCAGAACCAAATAACAATCGTTCGATCCTTTTAAGTCGCTCTTCATGATTGTCGTTGTCTTTTTGCAGTTGTTTGACTTGATCTTCAAGTTTTTGACACCGCTCTTGAAGCTTATCAATTTGCCCTTGCAGGTTGCCATCACCTTTTTTACGATCTGCCACTTCATCAGACAGGGCTTGATCATCGTCTTTGTCTTCTTGCTCAATTGCCTTGAAGTTCTCAACCATCTGCTCTCTAAATAACTTGCCACTATTCATTGAGAGGTCATTTGTATGTAACTCTTTCAAAAAATCATCGCCTTTCAAGAATAATTATTTTCACTTCAAACTACCCCAATCCGTCACTCTATAACCTAGATTTACTTGAGCCCGTGATACGTATGCTTTACCAGATCCAGAAACATTAAAAATTAATCTTCCTTTAGCAGTGCCAGCTGGAATTTTAATGTTAACTGTGCCGGCGGATTGCCAAGCGCCGTTATTGACGATATAGACAACATTCGACTTGCCAGCAGAACTGTCATCGCTCTTTAAGAATTCAACATAAGTAGTGGCAGAAATTGAATTATCGGTCGCATTTAACTTAGCCATGAGACTACTTGAGATGGAGGAGACACCGTTGAGATTAAATTCATTGCTTCTGAGAGCGCCTTGTTCAACCTCAATTACTGGACTGTCATTGTATTTTTCACTGGAAACAGTTCCGCCGGTCATCGTAGTTACTAAATTATGCTGACCATTTTGTATCCAGTAGAGATTCTGATCCACGGCCTCCATACTTTTATCTGTTTCTTTCTTATCATTCACAACTTGTGTTAACGATTTTGATTGCTGATCTAAGCTACCAGCCAGTCCTTCCATTCGCTGACGCTGTTCATCAAGCGCTTCTTCCAATCGCTTCGTCCGTTGATTCTGATAGTCCAAAATAGTTGTCTTTGTGTTATTCAATGAGATCGTATTATCTTGCCCTTTAGCAGGAGCCAAGGTAAAACCAACTGTTTTGTAGCTACCGGAATATTTTTTCCCGGCAATAACTCGAACGATCTCATTTGCTTCTGGGACAAACTCATTGCCATTAAGCGTTACCTCCAGATTTAGATCCGGATCAGGCTTTAATGTTGTCAGAGCATACTTTCGCATTGCTTCCGCATCCTGGAACCTTTCATCAATTAAATCTGGGCCAGGATGTTCCCCCCATTCATCGATCGACTTTTGGTCTTTAACAATAAACGGCTGAAAATAATATTCCTCCTGTGATTCAGTAGTCGTATCGTTGCCGACAGCATCATTGTTATCTTTGCCACCGATACCATCTCGAATGATCTGCAGTGGATCCAACCAAGTGCCATCATCTGACCAAGCACTCCGCAATGCCACCATTAAGTTTTTCTGCTTAGTAATGCCAATGTGGACATGGGAAGTATCACGAATACCAATTACATCTCCAGTCTTAATATCTTGGCCAACCGAAACCTTGATATTGCTCCGACTAGAAAAGGCTTCCTGATAGCAAATCAAATAATCGTTAGACACGACTGTTACATAGTTTTCCAACCCGGCAATATAGCCAATATCTTGTACCTTTCCACCATGGACGGCATGAACTTCTGAGCCAGGGTGATCGACGCTCCCAAAGTCCAGGCCATCATGAAAACCGTTTGTTCGGCCGACACCATCTTGTGGATGAGTACCAAATGTTTGTCCCAACGAAAAATGGCCCTCTCCAACGTTTGGAAAAGGCCATCCCCACGGATTAGGTGGTGTAATGATCAATTTATCTTTAGTAATTGGAGCACCATGTGGGCTCCACCCCGTAACCCCGTTAATTTGTCCTAAAGCATTTGGAATATTGAAAAAAGCAATCAAAGCATCAAAGCCATGTTTTACATTCGTATACGGTTCCCGACAATAATAATTGAATGTCCGTTGCTTAAATTGCAACAGCCCCAGTGCCGGCCCAGAACCATCGCCGTCTGGATCGGCACCAGGCTGTTGTGCATCTTCTCGACCACCAGACTCTAAATGGATCTGTGCACGTAATACGTTGAGTTGCTGGTCAGTTGGCTTAATTCCATAGAAGCTAGCAGCATACTGAATGACCGGTGTCCAGTCGCCATTAACTGGTTCAGTCGGTCCACTGGCATTTGCTCCACCAGTCCCGGTATATACCGTATGTTGCACTTCATGCTTACCACCAACACAACGAATTTCATTAATAATTGATTGGCTATCACGAGTGGTCTTAACCGACTTGGCATCGTGCGGGAAGTCGATTATCCGACCGTTATCCTTATAAAATTCGTCCTCAGAATAAACACGGATATTTTTATTGTTCGGGAAAACAATAGCGTTTGGCCATAGCTCCAGAATCTTGCTCAGCATGTCCTTACCGCTACCACTATCAAATTTAGAAGTCGACTGCTTATCGAAGTTACCATGAATCTCATAGCTGAACCCTAAGTTATTACCATCTATCCACGCTTTAAGAATATCTTCTACCGAGTATGAGACATCTTGGTTTTGATTATCATCAGTCGGCTTATTAAGTGTTAGGTCACTACGTTTATAGATTCGATTGATCTCATTGTAGACATGCCAGGCAGTGATATCTTTAGTATTTGTATCGAAGTTCTCAACGCAATTCTTAACAATATACTCCTGGCCATCTAAGAAGAACGAGCTTTCAACGTCTAGTTCGTCATACAACGGGTCACCGTAGTTAAATACTGAAAAGGTAACTTGATAGGTAGAGTTTTTCTCCCAGCTAGACTTAAAAGTTGGCCACAAGATGATATTATCGATCGGCTCCTTATAAGTCTGCTTATGTGGTGTCAGTAAATATAAACCGATAAGATCACCTCCTAACCCAAGTAGATAAATGGGAAACTAAAAGTAATATCAAGATCATCAGCGCCAGTCACAGTAAACTGATTAGGACCAGGAGCAAGTGTAATGTAGCCATAGTCAGTATTAGCACTATCGAAGTTATTATTCTTCTCAAGTTTACGACCCTGTAGAACCAAAGTATCAGTACCAGCTACGTTCTTGTTATAGGTCCATGAGGTATTAGTCGTTTCGTTCTTAATAGTGAACTTCCCGCCATTGTGTTTCATCGTAATCTTAAAATCATGATGTTGCTGAACCGGATCAATTGTGATGTCACTATCGTTATAGACAGTAAATTTATTCTGCCCCTTGAAATGATATGAAGGAGTATTCTCGTCCATATTCATGTTCAAGTCTAAGAAGTCCTCATCCTTCATATCATCAGAATGAAGCTTACTAAACCGCATACCGCTCGGGTTCTCAAACGGCACTTCAAAGGTACAGTAATTCACTTCTTCGGGATCGCTCTTAATTTCAAATGAACCTGCTCGGCAATACCTAACAATATCAGGCTCAACACCGGTTCTCAGCCGGTATATCCCCTTCTGCGCTAACACACGATAGATTTCGTGCTTAGCCATCTTGAAATCACGCCGATCAATAAACTGTAGCAGGAATTTAGCTGTCACTGTTGTTTGAACATAACGGGAATAATTCCAAACTTGCCCGTCCTCTAGCGTATCATCACGATAGTTATTAGAAAGACTGGGGCCTTCACTTAGGCCCAGAAAAGTTAAGTGGTCAGTAATATCCGTGCTGGCCACTTCTTTTTGATCATCTAATTTGATATAAAGCACATTTACAGCGATTCCTACCACCTCCTATAGCGACTGGTTATCAAAGAATATCTGGTCCTTACCCATCGTTCCATACAGCTGATCCTTATTAAAAGCACCCGCCTTTATTGCTGACAGTTGAGCTGCATTTAAGCCAAGCAAAGTTCCAAAGCGGCCAATCAGTTGGTCCATTCGATTCAATAACTCCTTAGGCATACCATTATCAGTTTGACCACCATTATAGTTATTAGTAACAACCTGAGAACTCTGCAGATTTGGCTTAAAGTTATTCAATACGGAAACCGCATCATCGGTTCCATTAGCGTACTGTGGAAGATGCTTAAACATCTTAGCAGTTTCGCTGGCCTTAACAACTTTTGTCCCCCGAGGTGCATCCAAAAGAACATTTCTACCAAAGGGAATAAATGGCTCTGAACCAGGAAACTGAACAGCTTCACGAAAGACCGGACCAGGTTGGTCATTAACAACCATTGGTCCACCGGTGTGATAATTTGTTCCCTTAGCATGATGCTTAGTAATAAACTCTTGAACAGTTTTAATCGTATGAACTATTGGATTAGTGCTGTTCCATCGATTAATCCAATCAATGGCACCCTTAATAACACCACTGGCTTGATCATTGGCATTGGCCGTCTTACTATTGGCGCTCGTACCATTCCAGTTTCCAACTGAACCAGTTGCTGCTCCAAATGGTCCAGAAGCATTGTTAAAACCATTAGCAGATTTTGAATTAGCACCTGTTCCGTTCCAATTAAACACACTACCGGTTGCATTACGGAACGGCCCACTGGCATTGTCAATTGCAAGAGCATTCTTAGGAGCACCTGGGTTAGCACGTTGCCAAGCGAGGATTGCATCATTAGCAGCCTTTAAGTTTCCGCTGGCCCTATCTTCTGCAACAATTTGCTTAACCGCACTTGCAGGCATCCCTTTCCAAAGATTGTACTTTGAAATTAATTCCCCTAATTGGCCAGAACCTTTGGCATTAACAATGGCTTCTTGTTGTTTAGGCGATAATTGATTCCATCGTCCGATCTTATTCAAAGCATCCATTACATCAGCAGTCCCTTTAGTTGTTACTAATGCTTGCTGCTGCTTAAATGTAAGATTATTCCATTGGTTAGCCTGCACTAATGCATCAACTAATTGTGGAGTTCCTTTAGCGTCAATAATCGCTTCCTGTTGTTTTAAGGTTAAATTATTCCACTGTCCGGAACTTTGCAAGGCTTCATAAATTGGCTTAGTTGCCTTATTAGTAATTACTGCTTCCTGTTGTTTTAATGACAAGGAATTCCATGCACCGGATTCAAGCAGAATGTCGGCCATTTCTTGCTTACCTTTAGCCTTAACAATTGCTTCTTTGGTCTTAAGATCAAGATTATTCCATTCTCCCGACTTCTCTAAAGCTTGAACAATTGTTTCACTAAATCCGTCTTTCAACCAAGCTTTCTGCTCTTTCCAACTCATGCTATCCCATTTACCATTTTCGATTAATGCAGCTGCCACCATTTGTTGAGCATTGGTACTTAACTTACCTTCCTTTTTCAGAAGTTTAATTTGGTTCCATTGATCTTTGGAATTAACAGCCTTGTTAACTTCCTCCTGGGCATTGGTCCGAACCTTACCAGTTTTGGGATCGAAAACTAAGTCATTCCACATTTTAGCGGCATCCTTAGTTTTACCTTTGAGACCGTCAAGAGAAACAGCAATACTCTTAGAATTCTTTTCAGCATTTTTGGCCAGCTTATCCAGTTGTTTCATTCCAGCCGAATAACTTAATCCTTCTGCTTGCATATCTTCTTTAATACGACTTGTAGATTGCCCATTTGCACGTGCTAACCGAATATATTCAGCAGAAGCCTTATCAACATAGTCTTGAAGAGTTTTTTTATTAGCTCGCATACCAGCCGCATACTCATTTTGATTAATAGTTCCAGCTTTTAATTGACGCTTAAGACTATTTTCCTGTTTTGCATATTCATTACGCATATTATCAGATTGAGTACGCAAATCGGCTAATGCTGTATTACGTTGGCGATGAGACATATTAGCAACATCGTTATTTAATGCTGCCATTGCTTTTTTACGCTGATTACCAGTTAAGCTCCACATTTTGAGTTCATCATCAACAATCTGTTGCTGATTATTTTGCAACATTACTCGTTGAGTATCGCTTAAACTAGCGACATTCTTATTAGAAGTCTGTAGGATTGTATTTGCTCTTGTCCTGGCTTGATCAGCATTACTAAGGATCTTATTCATCGTATCTTTTTCATGCTGTGCTTCCCGATCAACTGCAGCAGCAACTTCTGGAGACATATCTTTCTCAGCCTTTTTAACACCTTCTAAATGTTTCCGGGCATCTGATTCCATTTGACTAAATTCGCGATCAAATGAATCTGCCATACTTTTAGTAGAAGTTTTTGTTGCAGTATCCATATCGGTTAGAGCTGCTTGAATACCAGTTGAAGTATTCTTAAATTTTCCAAGAGCTTTATCAGCAGCTGCACCAACGTCAGATCCCCAACGATCCGTTCGTTGTGATGATTCAACAGCTTTCTTACCCCAAAGCTCCCAAACAGTAATTCCGCCGGCAATGGCTAAAGTAGCAACTCCAGCAACGGCGGCAACTGTTCCTAAAGATACTCCAGCTGCAGCAGTAGCGGCACCGGCTTCACCTGCAGCCACACCGGTACCTTGTAAAGCGACAGTCGCAGCACCAACACCGTTAGCAGCTTGAACTGCACGACCACCTGCGCCAGTCATGGTTGTTCCAAACTTTGCAGCTCGAAACGTTGATTTTGAAAAAGCTGAACCAATAACGTCTAAACCACTGGCTCCTAATTTCATTGCAGTCTGGGCTCGGCCTAAACCAGCGGCAAGCTTACCAAAAGCGAGGACAGTTTTACCAGCACCGCTCGTCAACTTACCAAGAATTAAGAACAACGGACCAGCTCCGGCAGTGAATAAGGTAGTTGCTACAATTGCCTTCTGAACAGCCGGTGATAAATCTCCGAAGCCATGAGCAAGTTTGGAAATATTCTGTACTAACGGAATCACTGCTGGCAGAACATACTTAGCCATATCCATTCCAGCGTTAGTTAAAGACTCCTTGAAGATTGCTAATTGTGCTTTAGGAGATTGAAGGTTTTTCTGTGACAAGTCGCCGATATAATCCTGCTTGGCAGAGTTTTGAACTTCTTTATTAAGTTCACGTAACCGATTAGCGTTTTCGGTTAAAATTGCCCCAGCTTGTTGTCCAGTTGTTCCAAATAACGCATGAAAAATATCATTCTTTTGGTGACCAGATAAGCCTTTCATATGGTCATTTAACGTCTTAAAAATAGACGACATTGATTTTAACTTTCCACTCTTAGTAAGAAAATCTTTAGTACTTAAATTAATATTTGCTAAAGCTTTTTGACCATTAGCGGTTGGCGTAATTAGTGAATTGATAACCTTTCGTAGACCAGTACCAGCTTTGTCTGCTTCTAGACCATTATTAGACAAGATCCCCATTGCACTAGCAGTTTCCGAGAGACTAAAGCCTGCTTGATGAGCAGTTGAGCCAACATATGACATTCCCACACCAAGTGATTGAAAATCAGTTGATGTGGCATCGGCAGCATAGGCTAACTCATTTAATGTTTTAGTAGATCTACGCTGCATGACTGCAGCATTCTTGATTGGACGTCCTGCTTTATCAGTAGCCAGTCCAAAAGATTCCATTGTCTGCGAAGCAACTTTGATTACATCATTAAAGTCATCCCCAGTGGCTACAGATGCTTTAAGTTCGTTCCGCATTACTCCAATTGCTGCTTTAGATGTATAACCACGCTTTACTAGATCTTGATACCCAGCAGCGATCTTTTGCTGACTAACACCGTACTCGTCAGAATACTTTCGAGCATCTGCAGTCATCGTTTTATATGCGGCATTCGTTTCTGCAGCTGATTCTCCGGAAGTTCGAATAACGTTCTTGACCTTTGTCATTTGATCTTGGAAGTCAACGAGTTTCTTAGCGGAATATGTTAACCCTGCCGCAATTGGAGCTGTTAAATAAGTCGACATCCCTCGACCGACACCTGATATTTTAGAGCCAACATTGGTGGCCACATTTCCAAAATGTTGAGTGCGATTAGCAAGTTGCGTCCACTTATTCGACTGCAATTCAATATCACGATTAAGAGCTTGCATTCGTCCACGTAATTGTTCAATTTGCGCAGACGTTTTATTATATTGGGTTGCTGCCTTAGCTCGTGACTGCTCGCTCCTGGTAGTATCATCCATTGCTTTCTTAGCATTCTGAAGTTGCGCATTATAATTGCGCATTTGTTGACTCATAGTTGCATAAGCAGCACGCATATTATTAATGCTTCCGCCGGATGCTTTCAATGCTGCTTCCTGCGCACGTAAAGCATTAGCAGTAGATTTAATTTGTGCTTTTAAAACACCATTAGCCGCTTTAAATGGATTAATATCCAAACTAACAGTCGCTGCCAAATGCCCTAATGATTGGGTCATTATTTAACCTCCTTTCCTAGAATAAGAATGGGAATGCTTTATCAATAGTTGTCTGTTTTTCTTCAAAGACATAATCCATTAATTTCAAATCAGCAAGTGTGAGTTTACTAATTTCATTCCACGTATAACCTTGACTGATTTGATTCTTAATAAAATCACTGAGACTCTTGATCGAATCATCAATCATCTCAACGGTTATTTTTTTGCTGACTTTTTGGTTTTATTATCTTCTTCCGTATTATAGCCAAGTGTTAAATTAACCGCTGTAACCATTTGATTAAAACCATCAACAGCACTAACACCTTTCAAGATGTCATCTTTGGTTAAACCTTGTCCCCAGAAACGTGAAGCAAATTCAGCATAGAGATCCATTCGTTTAGCATTTTGCTCATCCGTTGGGCCCTTATCTCCACCAAACATTTCAGTTTCAAGTCGTTGAATTTTTAATGCGTCTAGCAGATTCTCTAACATTGGCGGACGTTTCCGTTCATAGTCGGAATCCTTACCTTCTAGTTGAACTTTTAATTTTAATGGCATTCCTATCTCCTCCTCATCGTCTCACTTAACTCGTCTCTGTCTAATTAATTATTTATCCTTTATCAACAACAGTTTCTGGCTTAGTATCTTTTGTATTAGTTGGATCAGTTACTGGAGCTTCTTCACCAAAGACCATTGCATGGAACTTAGCAAAATCAAATCCTTCATTATCTTCCCGACCGATTAAAAGGATGGTTCCAGTATCTGCATCCCCACGCGGAACAAAATTACCTTCAATTTCATCTGCTTCTGGGTCTGGTGCACCGTCCTGGGTTTTAATTGAAATACCTGGTAAGGAGAACATTCCCTTGGTTAAACCAACCCAACAATGCTTCCCATTTGAAAGCTTTGTCCGGAACATAGTAGCAACATAATTTGGTACAAGATTCTTAGTATAAACTTCTGTACCGTTTTGAATATCAATTCCATACAAGTCTTTCTTCATGATGGAATCAATATCATAAAGGTTGATGGTTTCCTTAGCTTCGGTAATTCCACCAGAAAGAACCAAGTAAGGACCGTTATCGGCTGCTAACGTCTTTAATTCGTTAGTCAGCTCCAACTTAACTTCACTTAACCCGCTCATCTTTCGGGTATCTTTAATCTTTTCGTTCTCGTCTAGTACCCCATATTCAAAATTAGAGGCCCCAAACTTAGCAACTTTTGCATTTGGTGTTCCCATTAAATATCATTCCTTTCTTCAAACCCTTCAAAGTTAGCTGTGACCATTATGCAATTATCCAAGTCCGGATCCGGATAATAATTCTTGTAGTAACGTTCAAAACCATGACTATGGAGGGTTTCATATATTCGTTCTTGAATATTCATTAGCCGGTCATTATTCTCTTCACGAATCCAAAAATCAACTTGTACACGTGGGTATTCAAAAAAGCGAGCATCGTCACTATAGATCGCATCATCCCCAGGTATAGGGGTGATCCGAATCCACGGTGCTGAACTCGCTTTAATAAATGGATCATCAGGCGTACTAGTAAAAATTGGCACATATGATAATTTATCTTGTCGCAACTCATCCATCATTGCGACTAAGCGCTCATCATTCGTCAGATAATCGGCTACTTGCATCTCTGGAGTTTTCATACTTTCAAGTCCTCAATATATTTAGCAAGTATCTCTTTTTTAGATTGTGCCCGTGCTTTTTCAATAAAGTGCTGTGGATGTTGTTTAGAAGTTCCTGCATTGGGAAAGTGAGCAATCCAACCTTTTTCTTTGTCATAACCAACATCCATTGAATAATCACCATCATTTGTCTTCAAATTACCGTGTTTGGTATGTTCGGCTAAAGGAGTCATATTAGAGTGATCACCACTCTTTGCAACTGGAGTAACTTCTTTTAATTTCTCTTGAAAGACTTTAGCACCATCACGGGTTGCTTTTCGTGCCTTCTTTTCTTCCGTCTTTTCAAGTTTAGTTAAGTTAGCAATCAGCTCTGCTTCACCGGTCACTGCCATTTTGGACAACCTCCTGGGCGGTAATTTTTGTTAGATCTCGCTTTGCATAATCAGGATCCATTCCCATGATTTCATACCATTTTCCTCGCCAGTTAATTAACCAATTCGATTGAATTTCCTTACGAGTTTTGAAAGCAATTAAAAACGTGGGTGATTCTTTTCTGAACCCCACGTTTGAACTGTTTTGGACAAATTCACGGACTGACAGCTTAGGAACTTCTGCCCACACGGTAAATTCCTTAACTTTCTGATCCTTGATCGGTCGATGAGTTTCCGGATTGATCCCCATTTGGACTGAGTAAAATGTTATCCGTTCCGTCATGTTCCGTAGTTTCATCGGTATTCACCTCACTACTTATTTGATTAATAAGGCCGTCAATTCCTGATGAAAGAACTGGTCGGTAACTATCTGCAGTAATTCCTCGCTCATAGAAGTCTTCTTTCACCTGCTTCATAAGGGCAATTTTGAATCGCGGTTCATCAGAGTAGTCAGCAGGCTTACTCTCCCATTTAATTGCCCTTGCGATCATCAATGCGGCAGCATCAACAATTATTTTAAGAATTTCATCATCAAAGTCCTGGTCAATTTTGCAGTAGTTTTTTAGATTGGCAAAGAATTGTTCATCACTCGAGAAAGTGTGGTCTGTTTCCATCCTACTCACCTAGCTTTGCTAACAGTTGATCCTTAGTATCGGTTGAAGTATAGGCAATTCCATGATCATCTAAGTACTTTTTGATTGTGTCTACCGTATCAGCACTAGTCGGTTTAACGTCCGCCCCGTTGTCGGACGGCGTTATTTTGACGCTGCTGATGGACCAGTAACAAAGTAGCCAGCGTTTTCATCGGCCTTCTTCACATCTAAACGAAGAACCGCTTGGAGATATTGACCATAAATGTCATTATCAACCCACCGTACCTGGAGATCTTTTCGATTTGCTAAAATAATTGCACGGTATGGATCACCAACAAAGGCATGAGCTTCACCCTTTGCTCCAAATAAGTCATCTTCAATTACAGCAACGTTGATTCCAGAGACCGCTTTACCAGACGGACTAGAAATACTATCTTGAAGTAAGTAACGTCCATTCTTATCTTTCAATGTATCAAGCCAGTTGTAGAAGCTTTGGCTGGCAATAATCATCTTATTGTAAGCCACATCTAAATCGACATTCCAAATTTTCTTTAGGTCATCGATTGCATTAGAGCCATCAACGGTCTTAGCTGAAAATCCCTTAAAAATTGTAGCAATAGCCGCATTCTTTGTATTTAAGGATTGTTCTTTTGCGTTTCGAGCAACTAATCCAGTTAAATCAATTGCTGAATCATCAATCGATTCTTGTGAAATAGGAATTGCTCCACGATAGGTCTCAATTTGCCATGCTACCTTAAGAAATTCAGGTTTTTGAAGATCAGGATTCTTTGCAAGTTCTTCAACAGTATGCATTTGAGCAGTTGCCTTTTTAAGAATTGGATAACTACCAGAAGCAGTTGTGGCGTTAAATACTTGAACAAATTGGCTAAGATCAGTTACTGTTTTAATTTCATTTTCAGGATTGTAAATGATTGATTCAGGAATAGTAACGCTTGCGTCTGAAGAAGTAATTCCAGTAGTACCATCACGATGTTCTTGGTGAAGATATGCGTTGAAATTACGTTTTTCTTCATTTTCGTCCTCGTTATTTTGGGAACGCTTATGAGGATCTGGAGCTGGATTACCCTTAGCTGCTTTACGGTAAAGCTTAAGGTCATCTTCAATGCTCCGAACTTCCTTTTCAGCAGCTTCAATTTCAGAACGTAATGACTTAGCTCGTGTTAAGTCTTCATCAGTTGCGTCTTCATTTGAGAGTAGTTGGCGCATTTCATTAGTTTTTTCGTTAATTAATGCTCGCTTACCTTCTTTTTGAGCAAGCAATTCTTTAATTTTTTCGCGAAACATTTAATTTCCTCCTTCGAGTGTCTTCAATAATTCTTGTCGTTCTAATTCACGTAACATCTTTTTACGTTTCTGATCAGTAGCATCTCTATTTTCTTGGCTCTGCATTTGCTTAACCATATTGATCGAACGCTGACCGACCTGAACTTCTGTATCCGGATAAGCAGGTGTTGTAACTACTGATACATCGAACAAACGATCAATTTGTCGAATGGTTCGTTCATAATCAACTCCATCCTGATTAGATTCTTCCCAGTCTTGGGCCTCATCTGTGTTGGCCACCGTAAAAGCAAAGCTGCATTGATTAATAACGCCTGCCTTGATATTGGCGATCAAATCACGCGCAAATGATGTATCAGTTGGCTTAACAGTGAATTTCAAGCCAATTGCATCAGAAGATAAAGTCATGTTCACCCCTGATCGTCCCAGTACCTGGTTAGGATCGTGATTGATCGTTGCTACTACATTTGACATATCAGCATCATCGAACGCTCCTGGAGCAATTTGCTCAATAAAGCGAGTAAAGCCACCCAAAACTTCGGATGGCTTATTGTATTTGGCTGCATAACCTTCAATTACTGGTTCATCATCTTCATCAGTTGCCGTTCTCATCTGAATTGGCATCATTAACTGTCGAGTTTCCAAGTCGCTTGTCATCGATTCCACCTCCCTTCGCTGTTGATTGTTTCTGATACTCTTCTTTTTTATCAAGGAAGACAGTATTCAAGGTTGATTGGAAGCGATCTAAGTCTGGATTATCAGATTTAACTAACCCCATCCGAACTCGTCCTTCATTAGGAGTAATGACGTTATTTGTAACTCCCTTTTGTACATCGTCCATTGACATCCCTGTTTCTTTGCGTGTATCAAATTCGATGTGGCAGTTATGACGTTGCCGATCAGTCAGCATTGTCATTTCCAGGTTACTTGCAATCGGCTTGAAGTAATAAGGTAAATCAGAAGTAATGAAGTCTTCATTTAACTGTTTAATCGATTGGTTAGGACTATTAACTGCTAATTTATATGCTGGAATATGCAACGCTTTGGCAATTTGAGCAGTTGAATAGTTGTTGCTGTTAATTAGTTGCAAAACATTTGTATCAATCTCAATTGGCGAGTAATCGAATGTATCATCAGTAACGATTGGGCTACCAGCATTGCTATTAGCTTGTGCATATTCAAACGCCTTTCTAGTTTTAAGACGCGCTTCCGGACTTAACTTACCCTTAGCTTTTAGCAATCCACCTTTAAGACCTGATTTAAAGAACCGCCGTAATGTTTTAATTCCATCATCCTGTAATCCAATCTCATCAGCCAAAGATAACAACGGCGACCGGCCATGAATACCATCGTAGGTAAAGAACATAAAATGAATTACATCTTCAGCCGGCACAACAATTGTTTGGCCACCGCCTTTTTGATTGATGGGAGTAAATTCATATTTAATATTCGTCACATCAGAATCATCAATATAGGTTTGCGATGGTGGAAAATATTGTATTTCTAAAGGTACTTTTGTATGAGGATCACGAATTATCCGTGAAAAACCATCCCCTGTTAGAATCGCATTAACAGTCATTAGGAAACGCCAATGATAAGCAGATAACATATCGTTTGGGTGCTTATTCAGCAAATAATCAACACTTTTGATATTCTTTACTGCATTTTTATCATCATCCAAAATGACAATCGGAAATCGAGCTACATTACTAGCAACATGAGAGACTGCAGTCAGCACATCAGAGTTTCTAAGAGCACCGATTCCACTATAAGATGGCATATTGCTAACCCCCGGAAGAATTCCCTGATCGATATAATCTTGTGCCCAGTCGCGTTTCTCGGTATGAAATAACACTCAGCTTCACCCCCTTTCATAAGAGATAAAAGCCATTACGAATAATTCAATTGAAATAATTAGTAAGCCAATCTTCGTGGAAAATAAAAAGCCTGTAACTGCTAAACAGATACAAGCTAATAAGAATAAAATAATTGGTTCATTTAATTTCCAGAACTTCATTTAGTCACCACACTTATTACTAAATAATTTGGGATGTCTGGTTATACAAATACGCATTTTAAAGGTGTTGATTAAACTCATCAGTTCTTCAACAGATAATAATTGGATAGACGAGGCATCAACTTCTAGTTCGTTAACCTTTTTAATACCATCGACGATATCTGGGCAAATGTAATGTCGTACTTCTATATCTGTACAAATTAGATGATCACTTTGGTTTACGGTTACTGCTCCATAAAAAGAAGTAAACAATGAAATATCAGTCGACCAACGTTTATTCATTTCATGCCAATCAGCACACAAAATATACTTATCGTACCGACTTTCTGACTGAACGACCTTTTTAGAATCCGAAGTCATCATTAAACACATCCTCATCTGTTAGATAATCATCAATATTTTCACGGAAGCAAATAGCATACGCATCAAGCAAGGCATCAGCAGCATCAATCTTATTTGAATAACGGTTCTTATCAATCCGGACACCATTGTTATCTGATTTAAGGATCGCGTTAGCCATTGCACCAGTCAAAATTTCATTGCCAGAATGTCGAACTCGCTTGTCTAAAACATCATCCCTAAATTGCTTAGTTGGCATTGAAAGAGTTAATGTCCCTTGGCGAACAGATATTTGTTGCCATTCCGGATGACCTTTTTCAATCTGAGTTAACAAGGTTCCATATTGTGCCGGGTCATAACAAATTGCCTGAACATCAAGATTATGTTCTCTAACAAATCCATCCAGCCACTCATATACCCGTTCAACATCAATAACTCCGGATTCAAGCTTTGTAATTTCACATTGGCCCATCCCTTGCAACCGGACATAATCTAAGCGGTCTGCTTTAATCTTAGCTTCCAAGCCATATTTAGTGCCGACAAACGCATAAGAATCAGCATACCAATAACCCTCTTGAGGAATTAGCCAACTAATCGCATAGAGGTCAGATGATTTACCAACGTCAATACCAAACCAAACCCGTTGTCCATCAATGTCAATTGGATCAATTTGTGCTGCATTCCAAGTATCTATATCCATATAACTATCCTCTTCGGCTTGTCGCCACATATTAAAATTCTTAACTAGAACAGAATTCTTTGTTCCTTTCTGTTTAGCTTCTTTCCACCGCTTTGCTAAATACCCATATACTTGGTCTTGTAAAGCTGGGACACTTAGAATTGGATTGGATTTAATCCAAGTTCTTTTATCATCAACTTCTGATACATTATCTTGTTCAGCAATATAGGCAAAATAAGTATCATCAGTGATTTCACCTTTCAAAACCTTTGTCGCATAGGGATATTCAATTGTATGCATTGGAACATTCAAGTCAAAGCCGGCTGTTGAGATAATCATAATAAGTGAGTTATGAAGTAAGGCCTGACCGGATTCTAGTAATTCCATCATTTCAGTGGTCTTACTTGCAGCATACTCGTCCAGGATACCAACATGAGGTTCAAAACCATCAACCGTTCCAGTTTCCTTAGAAAGAGAACGAACATAAGAATAATCATCTAAGTTACTAATAAGGTCACGGTTAACCTTTGTTCCACGTTTTGTATCACCATCACTAGAACGTAGAGCATTCAAACGTTTCTTAATCATATTAAAAACGATATTCGCTTGCTTTTTGTCGTTAGCAGTACAAAATATTTGCCGGGAGAATTCGGGTGAGTTACCCATCAAGAACTCATACAATGCAATGCCGGAAATAAGGATCGACTTACCATTCTTTCGGGCCATTGATAACATTCCTTTTCGGAAGCGCCGTTCAGATGGCTTGTCTTTTTTCCACCAGCCATACATATTAGCAATAATGAACCGCTGAAAATTTGCTAAAGGATATGCCCGCATTGTTTTTGGATCCGGAAGTATCTCCATGAATTGAATAACTTTATTAGCTCGTTCATTATCATAAAAGTATTCAAAGCCATCATTATCCGCTTTTTTAAGGTCATTTAAGTATCTTTTTGCAGCTAAAATCACCTTTTTACCAGCAATTATTTTGCCAGCCACGACCTTTTCAGCATAATCTTTAGCGTAATTCATCATGAAATCCTAAACTTATCACGCAAGGATTGATGCTCTTCCTTGTCGGTTTGTGGCATATTCATCTGCAAACGTGAATTAACATTAAGCCCAAGATCAGATGCAAGACCCTTTATTGCCCTGGTTGCTTTATCAATTGTCTTAATTGCGCTATTGATTTTAGCAATGTTCTTTCTTTTCTTGGACTGTTCCTTATTTAATTGAACGGAAGCATCTTTGTAAATGCTGTACCAGGTACAATATAATTCCAATTCGCTCCGGTCCAAGTTACGCAATGGCAGCTTTCCGATAGAACCAATAATTCGCCGGTATTCCGCTTTGGCCACTTTATCTAAATGTGCCGGCGGAGTCTTTTGTAACTCAGGCAAACCATCAGCAGCCATAAATTCTGCCTTATATTTTGCTTCTTGTTCAACCACTCTAAGGTGGCCCGTTGACTGTGATAATAATTTTTGCTTTCTTGCCAAAAAGCTCACCTCCGTGCTATGATAAAAGCATCAAGAAACGCATATCCTCAGGCTTTTAACAGCTTGGGGATTTTTTAGTATCTGGCCAAAAAATGAAAAATTGTTGGAATTTATCGTGCAAAAAAGTCGATGTGCGTTCCAGCGTTTTGAAAAATCTAACCCCCGTTTAAAATGAAGGGGGGGCTTATCCATTCTTGACGACCCGGTAGCCGGTAAAATCAGCCGTTTTGAAGCCGTTCAAAATCTTCTGAAATGAAATTTGTTCTTTCCGTTCACGTAATCGTTCCTCACAGACGTTTGGATCAGTCATGATAACAATGTGATTGATTCGATGATAGTTACTAAGCAATGTATCAATCCGCTTGTCTGGTAATGTCTTGATGATCCAAACGTTATTGAATGTTTGTTCTGCCTTTAGCTTTCGTAACATCTGATCAAAGAATAGTGATACATAGTCATGTACATCATAGTTAGTCTGATGCAATGGTAAACCAGTCAATGCTTGCATTAGTTCATCATAATCATAGATAAGATCATGCTCAGTCATGTGTCGCTTTACATATGTTGTCTTCCCACTTGCGGGCAAACCACAAACAATATTGATATTCATATAACGTTCCAATCCTTTATGATGTTTCATCCATTCACGTTTTGTTTTTATCTTATGACATCCCCGACAGAGTGATTGGAGATTGTCATTATTAAGTCGATCACTCCAATCATCCTTACTGGGGATGATATGGTCAACCAGTTCTGCATCCATTCCACAACGCTGACACAATCCATAATCACGTTCAAGTATCTCTTGTCGCTTATGCTTCCATTCTGTTGAGTGATAGAACTTAACGTAATCATTCTCTTCAACATTACGATGGAAGTTATATGCTTTGTCGTTATCCTTGCGAACTACCTTGTCATAGGATACTAGTGTTGGCTTCCCATTGACAAAGGCTAGCTTGGTTGGTTTCAATATACTCATCCCCTTTCTGATATATGTATGGCCGTAAAGATCTTTGTTGCGGTAAAGGCGCTTGGCTCGCAAGAGGCAAGAGCCTCCTTGGGGTCGGCTTACTTCTTGACCTCAATTAAAATAAGTAATAAGATTAATAGAGTAAAGTTTAAGTTATTCATTGGGAATCACCTCTTCACAATTTACTTGGGAGGTGATTCCCATTTTTTATTGCCTAGCCGGCCCTAAATAGTTTTATGGGGAGTGCAAAATAAAAGACGGTAGCCATTTAGCTATCGCCCTAATCTAATCTCTCATCAATCATCTTGCGTAGTTCTAACAAATCATCTTGGCATTGATAGCATCCCCTTTTTACTATGTATGGATACAAAGATCTCTGTAGCAGTGGAGGCGCTTGGCTCGCAAGAGGCAAGAACCTCCTTGGGGTCAGCTTACTTCTTGACCTCAATTAAAATAAGTAATAAGATTAATAGAGTAAAGTTTAATGAATTCATGGGAATCACCTCCTCACAATTTGCTTGGGAGGTGATTCCTATTTTTTGTTGCCTAGCCGACCCCAAATAGTTTTATGGGGATGCTTTTATGTTGAGTGCAAAATAAAAGACGGTAGCCAATTACTATCGCCTTAATCGTTGTTCAATTCAATTCTTCGTGCTTGAATATATGATGAGAATTTATCCAGATCTTTTTCGTCAGCCATTTCTAAAATGAACTTTTTAGCATTTGACCGATATTGATAAATTCTCTGTTTGTCTTTATTCTTCTCATTCCATTTATGGTTTGCTCTTTGTCTTGCTTTGCTTATCTTTGCCATTGCTGAATCCTCCCAGAATATACATAGTTACTACAAATGTAGCCACAGTATTTAGTATATCGTTTTTCAGGAACCAGCTTACCCAGATAAAAGCAATAAGTAAGAATGGCAATAACTTTTTCATAAGCCTTGATACATGATAGAATGATACACGAATAAGGGAGCTCGTGTGCTCCCCTTATTCTAAGATTTACTTATCGTCTCGATGATGGTCATCATATAGCTTCCAAACAATTGCAACGGTGGAAGCTATTGATAAAATCGTTGAGGCGATATCTTTTATATCACTCAATGTTTCATGCATCTTTATCCCTCCCTTCACTTATTATAATACACCTATATAAGGTGTATATCGAGTAAATTAGGGATAAAATCTATTTATTTTTGTGTACTTTAAAAGTCGACAAGCGTTGACCTGTCGGCTTTTTCTTTGCGGAATAAAAGACGGTAGCCAATCAGCTATCGTCTTAACTTAACCTCTCATCAATCATCTTGCGTAGTTCTAATAAATCATCCTGGCTTGCAATATCTCGTACATACTTACGAGCATATGAACGGTAACGGTAAACACGCTGCTTATCTTTATTTTTATCGTTCCATTTCTTGGCTGCCTTTAATTGTGCTTCGCTTGTTTTATTTTCTGCCATGTCACTCACCTACTTTAATATCCAAGTGGCAATACAAATAATAATAGCTAAAATAGAAAGCACAATTGAAATGTTATCCTTAGTTTCTCTTTTCATAACAGGCAAGACTAGAACATGGTATAATTTATATACACCTAAACAAGGGCTTTGTTGAAACTCTTGCTGGTGTCAGATTACTTAAATAAGAACGTCAAGATGGATATTATGAAGCTTGCAATGCTGAGATAAAATTTAATATCTTCTCGGCGTTCTTTTTGTAATCTCTTACGTCTATCTGTTCTAATCTTTATCCCTCCCTTCACTTATTATAATACTACGTTAGTAACGTATAGTCAAGCAAATTAGAGGAAAACTATTTATTTTTATGTTCTTTAAAAGCCGGCAAGCGTTGACCTGCCGGCTTTTTCTTTACTAATCGTTTACGGGTTCGTTCAGCGTGGTTGAGCATATACAGCTCTGCACCGCTGCTAACAGTACCCCAGTTTTTATAATGTTTCATTCTTCCTCCAAACAAAAAAGCCAGCCGTTAAGCTGACTTAAAATCCATATTTGTTTCTGCACCCTTGTTCCAATATTTTGGATAGTTTAATCATTTCATCTTTTGAATCTTCAGCTAAAGTAACATCTAGCACTAGTTTTTTCTTCTGTTCAGTACTCATTACCATTTCGTACCCATTTTTATCTAAGAAAAATAAAGTTGCCAGTAAGGCCGTCCGCTTATTGCCATCTCCAAAGATATGTTTCTTTGTAATCTTTTGCATTATAAAAGCGGCCTTTAGCCAAATAGTAGGATACAATTCATGACCAAAAACATTTAATTGTGGTTGTTCAGATATTAAAGATAATCCCTCTTCGTATTGTATTCCAGCAAATTGTTGATTTTCGCCTTCAAGGACTATCTGATTAACTTTGATAAGCTCATTAGTTGTTAAATACTTCATTTGTTTTTTAACCAATCCATTACTTCTTTGTTCTCATCAAAAAGTCGATGCAAAGTATCTACATCTACAGAATTAGTTTTTTTAGAATCAAATGAACCATCAAAAAAGTCTTTTATGGCACTGTCTTTAATAACGTGACTTTGCTCAGTATTAAGCCATGGGTCTTCTCTATGCGTCTGTCTCATTAAATCATAGGCGGATTTATTGCCGTATAAAGAATAAACCCCTTCTAAAATGTTCAAATTTTCTTCATCATCTTGCAGATCATTATAGTCTGCTTCATCTTCCGAAGTAATCGGATAATCTGAATTTACAATACCACGACAATGCTTATATACATCATGTACCTCTGCAACGGCAGGGCCGTATTTCCAAGCCACAATATCGTTATTGAACATACGATGCCCCGTTATTGATAGACTAGCTGCTTGAATATAGTAAAGTAATTTCATAGCCTTCATTTGCGTTAGCTCTTCAACATTGGGGTTATCGCTTTGCATGTCTTTATAATTTTTTACACGTAACCAGTTAAGTATTTCAAAAACATCATACATTATTAACCCCTCCTTCAT